AAAAGCCGTGATAATAACGATACACAACTAACATTAAAATATCATAATCTTATATTGAATAAGGTTATGAATTCATTGGCTAAGATTGAAGTTACAGATAGTCAAGATAGTATTGAGGCTAAAAAGTTAGCATTTAGTGAAGCGTTAGCCAATTTAACTAATATTTCCGAGAATAAATAAGAATATGCCATTAATTAAATCATCTACTCAAAAAGCGTTTAAGAAAAACATTGCGACGGAAGTAAAGGCCGGCCGCCCCGTCAAACAAGCCGTAGCAATTAGTTACGCAACAAAAAGAGCAGCCAGCCGAAAAACTTCAAAAGGAAAATCAAAATGAGTTTATACTTCAAAGACGAGGGATATAGCCGTAATTCTAGTGCTAACAAAACCCAAGTAAATCATCATACTGGTACAATGAATGATGGTAAATTAATCAACAAAGGTCGCGGTCCAGTTAAAGGTAACACTGGTATGCAGGCTGAAAAAGTTGGACCTCCAGCTACTAAAGATGGTTTCAGACAACCTCCTACACATGTTGGAGTAACTGAGCGTACATATCCAAAGAATATGGATAGCCAAAATTATGGTAAGCAAGAACGCAACCCAGGTGGTACTCGTGCTTGGGATCCAAAGCGCGGTCAAAACTATAATGGTAATGCCGACATGATTAACATTAAAGCAAAAGGCACAAATGGTATGGGACAAAGCCAAAGCAGTAATCCTATCGCTATCGCTAAACGTAATGGAAATCCTGATGGTTTCAATTATGGTCCTAAATCACAATATTGATAGGAAATATCATGGCTGAAAAGTGGATACAAAAAGCAATAAAAAAGCCTGGTAGTTTGCGTAAAACACTAGGTGTTAAAAAGGGTCAAAAGATTCCTGAGAAGAAGTTAGAGTCAGCAGCAAAGAAGCCAGGAGTAACTGGTCGTCGTGCTAGACTTGCTGAAACATTGCGTGGCTTTTCAGGCAAAAGATAAGGAAACATTATGAAAACAAGTAATCCAGAGCGTAAAGATATCAACCAAAAGCAAGGACCAAGAAATGGTAATCCTGGCAATATGGAAAAGCGTAAAGAGTTTATGGCTGAGAAAAGTAAATCCGGCAGTCATAAATCTGAACTCGCTGGCATGGTAACAAAGGCATTAGAAATGCGTGGTCGTGGTCAAGCAGGTAAAGTTAATCCTGCACTAGAATCACTACATGACAAAACTAATGTTGGTCGTGGTCCACGCAAGGGCAATAGTGGTCGTGGTGGCGCACTAGGCGCAACATCTGGCTATTAATAGTATGGGCTTAAGTGCCCATACTAAATATATTTTCAAACGAAAGGAAAAGAAATGAAAAAACAAAACAACAATAAACCTGCCGACGATATTTGGGGTGTTGAAGAAACTAAACCAACTATTGAATCTACAGATGAACATTTAGAAGAAAAAGTTAAACCTGCCAAACCAATTGGCGTTAACGCTCAAGAGTATGACTTAGAAGGTCTAATGACAGACTTTCCTACAGCCAAAGAACTTGAGCGTTTTGTTTATGATGAAACAGGCGTAGTATTAAATCTTAAAGGTCGTGCTAACAAACTAAAATATCAAATCGCAATGGATGTGCTTAATGGCGTTGAAGTTGATGAAAAGTTTGTTGGTAATGAAAATCCTTATATTGAAAGAGCAGAATTAATTCCAACAGATCCTATCATGGATCCACCAGCACGTTCTACTTCACTTCCACCAAGAACACAACAACAAAATGCTTTTTATAGCCCAACTATTCCACATCCAGATGAGGAAAGTCGCATGATGGGTAAGAAAGTACATGGCGTATTTCGTAAATATATGAATGGTATGATCAGTTATGAAATATTAGGACCACTTGAACAAAGACCTTTTGGTGAAAAATTAGATAAGTTTGGTCGTACGCGCCCTGAAGTTATTAAATGGGTTGATCCAAGAACTGGTGAACAAGTATTGATGCGTGAAGATGGAACATTAACACCAATTGGTAAACGCCTTCGTGCTACATTACAAACAATGAAAGTTAACAAAAGTACAGCATGGGATGTATGGGTTGACCGAGAATTTGTAAGTTTGAATGATGACGCAGCACATAACCCTTGGGATTTGTCAAAATGATTCAATCAACTAATGGACACACTATAACTGTTAATAAAACAGTTCGTGATCAGGAAATTGAACGAGCAAGGCAAGAGAAACTTGTTGATGAAACTAAAATTCTTCAAAAGGTTAATTATGCCCATCGTGAGGCATTTCGTATGAAGTTTCCTGGCCAGATTGAACATGTCATGCGATTAACCGCTGAACGATTACAGGCTGTATTAACAGATAAACCCACAGTATTGAGTGATGTTACTACTTGGAAAACTACACCACACGAAATTAAAGACTTGTGTGAAGGTCTATATTATCTTAGCCTTATAAGTTTTAATAATCCAATTGAAAATGAGTAAATCATTTAGTTTTAGAGAAGGATTGAAACCTTTCAACTTTTATATAAGTTGGGGAAAAATCTATGGATTTTATATTTACTTATTTGGATTAAGATTTTCTTGGTTTAACGAGGTTAAGTAATGATCACTGAAGATGTTCTTATATCAAGAGCATTACGATATGCTGTTGACGAAAATAAACTTACTATTGATTCACTTAAAATCATACCGGGTCCACTTCGTCAACAACTTGAGGATTTAAGTATTGATATCGCAAGTGATATGCGATATAACCAACTTAAATACTTTAGGCCATTCAAACATCAGTATGATTTTTTCAAAACTGGTAAAAGTGATCGTAGAGGTATACTAGCAGCAAACCGTATTGGTAAAACTGTTAGTACCTGCTATGAAACAGCGATGCACCTAACTGGCTTGTATCCAGAATGGTGGGAAGGTTATAGATTTAATAAACCTATCACATGTATGGTAGCAGGTGAAGGTTGGGGACAAGTAGCGTTAGTATTACAAAATGAATTATTAGGAACTCAAGATGTCAAATTGGTTGAAAATATTGGATCAGGTGCTATACCACGTAACTGTATTGTTACTGATACTATGCGTAATGACGGAGCCAATTGTATTGGTGTGGAAATTCGTCATAAGTCTGGCAGTAATAGTTATTTGCTATTTGCCAATTATACGCAAGAAGTACGACAGTTACAAGGTTTCAAATTAAACTTGGCTGTGTTTGATGAACAACCTCCTGATGACTTTTTCAGTGAGGTTGTTACTCGTACAGCAACAACGCAAGGAAAAGTATTATGCTCTTTCACGCCATTGAAAGGCTTGAACGGTTTAGTAAGTAAGTTCTGGAACAAGGAAGAAGGATACGATTATATTCGTGTTAGTTGGGATGATGTGCCTGAGTATGATCCTTGGGGACAACCATTCTTATTAAAAGAAACTCGTAGACAATTAGAACGAGATTACTTGCCGCATGAGCGAGAAGCCCGTATTGCTGGTAAACCTGTATTAGGTAAGGGCGCAGTCTTTCAACTTAGTAACTGGCCTACATATGTTACTGGTGATTATGACTTTACCAGAATGTCTCATATTCAACGAGTTATAAGTTTGGACTTGGGATTAGTTAACGATAAAACTGTTATTAGTTTGCTTTATTATGAACCTTATGAAAAAATTATTTTCCTACATAAACAGATTGTTATTCAAGGCGTGGAAGAAGCAGTCCCCACCAATTATATCAATCACTTGCTCAGACCAGAAGTGTTTGGAACACCCATCGTCTTGCCGGCTGATGCGAGTACACAAGGACGCTATACAATGTCAAGTAATAGCATCAGGGAATTGTTTGAAAGTTATGAACTTAACGTCTATGAAAAGCCAATTATGAATCCACCTGACAATCAGGGAAGAATCACTAATCACAAAGCATATGGCATCAACCAAATGCGACAGATGTTAGAAGTTGGTAGTTTTTTAATTAATGAAAACTGTACTGATTTCTTAAGTGAAGCACGAAACTACTATGTTGACGAAAAGGGTAGATTCAGTGACCCAGATGATTGTATTGATTCCGCACGATATGGTGTGTTGGCTTGCTTACAAGGAATTTGTGAGCCATGGGATAATAGAACACCTCAAGAAAGATTAAGAGCGCAAAGAGATAGATATGTTACTAGAGATTACAGTAACAAACCAGAATGGAAGCGTGTTTATAATCCAACGAATTGAAATGGAATGAAATGAATAATATTGACAGAGTTAATCACTATAAGAGTGTAAATGATAAGTGGGAATTACATGTAGGTAATGATGATAGAATCGTTGGTTGTATCTATATAGGTAACAATTATGCCAAAGCAAATGATTATTATGGTGGATATCAAGGCAATTATCTAAAACGAATCGCGGCATTGTTTCCGGATAAAAAATCAATTGCTCATTTATATGCTGGACAAGCAGATATAACAGAATTGCCTGGAACAAAGTATGATATTAACCCACAAGATAACAATACAATATATGCTGATGCTAGAGAAATGAATAAGTATGCGATCACACAACACGATTTATGGGTATGTGATCCACCATATGGTGAAGAAAGATTAAAACAATATCAAGAACGATATAATTGTCCAGCAGATAATTTGAACATTAAAAAGGTATTTAATGAGTTGTATAAAACAAGTAGTCCTGGAGCGCATATTGTTTGGTTGGATTGGCAAAGACCATTCTATAAAAATACTGAATGGATTGAAGTTGGGGCAATATTATATCGTGGTAGCACAGGGCATAAAGATCGCAGCATATCAATATATCAACGAGCAAATTGACACATTTTTCCTTGACTAAATAATAGATAATACAAAAGGTCTACAATAATGTTAGATATTAAAAACATCCCGGTTGATAAGATCAATCAAAACAAAGCAATTAATTCCAGATTCGTTCGCATGAAGAATCAAATGGATACCAAAATGGCATCGTATCTTAGATACTTAGGAACTAAAAACGCTGTAAACCGTGCCTCAGACTATCACTATCTATGTTTAGCAGTTACAGATAGTACAGCCCCAGTCAATGGTATTGACTATATTCACCCAAGTGTAAAACCAGTTGTTGATTATGCTACAGCAGTTATTGCTAAAGGTCTAATGCCAAATGGCGAAATCAGTTTTGAATTCGTAAGTCAAGACGAACATGATGAGGACGCAGCACGCCAAGCAACTGATATGGTTAGCAAGATTGTAAATCAACGTAATGATCCACATTTTATTTTAGAGCGTTGGATCATGGACGCTACCATGCACAAGAACGGTATGATGATGATCAAACCAGTGCGTGACCAAATCACACGCTATGTAGAAATTCAAGGCACACCAGACCAATTAAAAGCATTTGAACAGCAAGCAATAGATGGTGGATTAACACCATTACGTCAAAGCAAACGAAGAATTCATATTGATACTGAAAAAGTAATGAATGAAGTTAAGTTTGAAGCAGCATTACAGAAACTTGGCTTAGCAAGAGAAGTCGTAGATAATTATGTTAATGGCATGAGTGAAGATGGTGAACCATTAGATAATAATGATATTGCTGATAGTGTGGATGGTTTACAAGAAAAAGTTATTGGTGGGCAAGAAGAAATATTGCGTGATGTTATTCGTCGCAATAGTGTTTATACAGCAAAGTATAAATTAACTGGATGGAATATCAATATTAAGTTTCATCCAATCGCACAACACTTCTGGATTTGTGATCCAACAGTTCCAGAAATGAAAGATCAACCATTCTGTGGTTATTATGATCCAATGACTATTCAGGAAGCATTAGAATTATATCCTGATATTAAACTTGATGAGTTTGAACAACACGCAGAATATAATATGAATGGCGCCTATCAAGCAGGATCTGTACTGAACAACTTAGCAATACATGCTCGTGATAGCGTACCTATCATGGGTATACCTGTTAATAGCGCAGCAAGTGCTGATCCTGATAGTCGCCAAGTGTCAATCGTTACAGTATGGAACAAATACGATATTGATGGTGATGGTGAATTAGAATTAGTTGAATTGATTTATAGTGGAACATATATTATATCAGCAAGAGAAGTTGAGTTTATTCCTGTTGCTAATATGTGTCCTAAGCCATTACCAGGTAACTTCTATGGTATGAGTATTGCTGAAAGTGTTATTCCCATGCAGGAATATGCTACATCAGCAGCAAGAGCAGAAATACAATTAGGCTTACTAACAGCAACACCAAGATTAGGTGTTAAACCAGATCGTGTTGACTTTGAAATGATGCAGGATGGCGAAGCAGCAATCTTTATTTTAGATAGCAAGTTTGACCCAAGCAAAGATGTATACCCAATGCCTCCTCCAAGCGGAAATTTAGATTTCTTGGAAGCTGGAATGACAAGATTACAGCAAGATACGATGGCTATGATTGGTATGACAACACCTCAAGATACATTTAATCCTGAAGTCATGGCAGCAGGTAACAGCGGTCTTAAGTTACAACTAGCACTAAGTCCAAATCAGATCATACAAGACAATACAGTTAAAAACGCAGCCGAAGGTCTTAAAGAAGCACTTTGGTTAGTATGGCGTACATTAATTCAATACGGTGATGATTATGGTGTTAAGAAGTTAGCACAAAAATGTCATCCAGATGACCAAGCAGTTTTCTTAGATTATAAAGCATGGGATGATATGAATTTCTGTGATAGAAAACAAATTCATGTAAGTTTAGCATTAGGTATGAATAGTGAAGAAAACGCATTAAATCGTTTAACATTAATACAACAATGCCAAACACAATTATATACATTAGTTCAAGGTATGGTACAAGCTGGAACATTAACTGAAACTATGTATAAGAAAGTTAAGAAACCATTTAGTGACACATTATATGTTCTTGGTGTTAAAGATTGTGATATATACTTGCCTACAGATGATGAAGTCAAAGAAATGATTAAACAAGGTCAACAGGCACAACAGAATAAACAACCAAGTCCTCAAGATCAAAAGGATATTAGTATGGCTCAATTGAACCAGATTAAAGGTCAAGAAATCAAAAGTAAGATTGGTGGTCAAGACGCCAAATCACAACTTGATTACATGGCGCTTGCTCAAGGAAAGCCAAAAGTATACAGTTAAACAGGACTAAATAAAGAATGATTGACGAGAATAGCATAGACCACTTTAATAGCAGATTGACAGTTGATTACAGCAATGTAAGCAAGTTAAGTCCTGCTCAAAAAGACAAGTTACGACATTACGGTAGTCAAGCCGAAGAATTATTGACGAACAAAAATTTTGCGATGTTTGTTCATCACTTTAAGTTTCAAACAGCAGATAATATTGCGGCAATACGCGGTCATTCTGTTGACGATAATACACAACGCATTGCTTTGAGCAATGAGTTAGCAGGCATAGACAGTTTTGTAAATACACTGAAAAGAGCAGTGTATTATAAAAATAAAGTTGGTAATTCAGAAATAGAACCCAACAATAATTGAAAAGGAAAATTAAATGACAGATAATATCAGTCCTAACACCCAAGGTGCGGCCACTGAACAAAACTCAGTTCCAAGTATGGATTCAATAGCAGCCAAAATGACCGCGATGCGTGAGCAAACCGCTCAAGCAATAGCATTGCGTAACCAAGAGGAGGCTACCAAACAAACTGAGACAGGTATTGATAATTCGGCAGAAGATTCAATCCCTGTGGCACCCGATGCTGTGCCAGAAGTCTCTGATGATGATTTTGATATTGACGAAAGCAATCAAAACACAGATAGCCCTGAAGAGGTAACTACTGATGGTAATGATAGTACTAGTAATGAATTAATTGATTTCATTGAATTTGCTGAAACAAACCCAAACGCTAAGTTTAAGTTTGTACGCAATGGTCAAGAAATCGTAATTGATGCTAAGAAAGCAGCAGCAATATTAGGTCAAGGTTCAGCGATACATGAAGATGCGAGAAAACTAAAAATTGAAAGAGCAGAGTTTGACGAGTATTTGAAAGATACTCGTGCGAGACAAGAAGGTTTGGCTCTAGCAATGGAATTTACGATTCAACCAAAGTTGAAAAGTGCGTTTGATGAGATTGTGAGAACACAAGGTTATCAGACAACATTTCAACAACAATTGAATCAAACGAGAGACCCGGCGCAAGTTGCCAGAATTCAGGCGAGTATGGCTCAAAACGAGCAATATATTCGTCAACAACAACAAGTAATCTCACAATTGAGACCTGCTGTTGATGAGTTTAGACAAATTCGCACTCAGCAAGTTGGATCTGTACTGACAGAGATGCGTAAGAATTTTACTGACAAAGAGTTGAAAAACGAATATGTCTTTAATGAATTACGAGATAAATTGTCAAAAGTATGGAGAGACAGCAAAACTGAAATCGTTCCCGGAATTCCTAACATTGATTTGGTTAGTAGTGATGAACAACTATTAAGCCTAGTAAGAGATGGATTGCGATATAGAGATAAACCAACCGCTAAGAATAGTGGTAATAGTTTCGCAGCACTTACAAGTCGTAAAGGTAGTACAACACAACGCTCTAGTGATGATGGTCTAAGCAAACTTCGTGAACAAGCCAATCGTGGCGATAAAAAAGCCAGTGACAATCTCTTGGTGCAACGAATGAATCAAATTCGTGCAGGAAGAGGTGGTCGTTAAACAAGCCAAAATTAAGGAGAATTTCAATGGCCGAAATAACTACATCACAGATAGGAAATGGCACGACAGCATATGGTAGTGATATTGTTGTTAAAGACCTAGACCTAGATGTGTCTAATCGTGTGAAAGATGATACGCCTGTTTTAAACATGGCAATGAGCAAAAAGCGTAAAGTTAACAGTACTTTACCTCTATGGACTGACGATATCTATCGTAAGCCACAAGTTCAAGCGCAAGTTGAAGGCGCTACTGTTGCTACTAGCCAAGCTGAAAGCAATGGTCGTTACAACTTAGGTAACTATACTCAAATTTTCAGTACAGTTATCGCAGCGTCTGGTACAGCCCGTGCTGTTATGCAGGCTGGTGGTGACCCACAAGCATATCAAGAAGTCAAGCAATTGATTGAATTGATGTTTGATGTG